AACCTGTCCAGTTGGATAATAGACCTCGGGTTTAAGCGAGAATGAGTACATACCAAATTTACCTGGTCCAAATCTACCAGCAACCCCAAATGGGGCACCAGGTGTAATTGCACTAGAATTCGGTGAATTTACATGGTGGTTTAGGGATTGTTCGTATCCAAGAAACTTTCCATCTCTATTGAACACTACTTCATTATTGAAACGGAGTTCGGTATTTATTATCGTATTGAATTCAGTTGGATAATTGTTTGCAAAAGCTCTATCGGATTGTGATACGAAGAAAAGTTCTTTGACTGGATGTTTGAAGTTGAGCATAACTGATTTTGTATTATCACCAGCTTTCATCTTGAATTTAGACATTTGTACCTGTGTAATGAGATAATCTAACGGTCTCGACTTTAAGAAATTACTTTCATCTGGGGATACATAGACAAACTCCGTATCCATCGAAAACTTGGGAATCTCTGCAACATCACCCGCGAAAGATCCACCAAATATGAGTTCTTTTAAAGGTCTGAGTTTAATTCTAACTTCTACAACTTGTTTAGTTAGGGCACACGTTGGTATAGCTAGGGATGGATTTCTATAAAAATAGAATGGTAATTCCAAGAAATATGTATAATTTGTACCAGAAGCATAACTCAAAATATTACCATGTCCATTTAAAAAGTATAGTGTTTGATCTATATCATCACTTGTATTGTACAGTTGTTGATGCATGTAAATGTACTCCCCTGTGAGTCGTTCAATAGGTTGTCCCCCTATAAGAATGTCTGCATGCTCGATTAGATGAGTTATAACAGACGGACACCATATATTATTGTTTGCACCACCAGTGTCAGGTGTAGGGTCTTTAAGAGTTATTTTCAACGTGAGGTTCTTAACCAAATCACCTTTATCACCAGGTACTCTACATGTAATGGTTTTATCAAAATCTATATCTCCATCAAATTGACTCTCAACATAATCAAAAGCAAATTTTGAATGTCTTTTGAAGTTTGTTAAAAAGTATGAAAACTGTGGTTCACCTGTGAGCCATTCATCTTGGACCCCAGTGGCAGCAAGTCTCAGTCGACCAGCCATTCCTAATGTATATGAGTAAAATTTTGTTAAATAAAACGAAACACTACAGTAGAATGAATCTCCAGTTGAAGAAATTCAAACCTGAGAGTATCACAGACGATCGGGTATGTGTTTTTATTGGAAAGCGTAATACTGGTAAGTCGACCCTGGTGAAAGATATCATGTATCATAAGAAACATCTGCCTGCAGGTATTGTTCTTTCAGGAACAGAAGAGGGGAACCACTTTTATTCGGAATTCATTCCTGACTTGTTTGTTTATGGTGATTACGATCGAGATGCTATCGAACGAGTTATGGCCAGGCAACGTAAATTGGTGGGTAATGGGAAAAAGAATTGTGGAGCCTTCATGCTTCTGGATGACTGTATGTATGACAACAAGTTTCTCAAGGATACATGTATTCGGCAATGTTTTATGAATGGGCGACACTGGAAGATCTTCTTCATGTTAACGATGCAGTACTGTATGGATTTACCTCCAGCACTTCGAGCAAACGTTGATTATGTCTTTCTTCTCAGGGAGAACATCCTTCAAAATAGAGAAAAGTTGTACAAATCGTTTTTTGGCATCTTCCCCTCATTTGATATGTTTAACAAGGTAATGGATGCCTGTACAGAGAATTATGAATGTCTCGTGTTAGATAATACGGTAAAATCTAACAGGATTCAGGATTGTGTATTTTGGTACAAAGCGAGTCTAAGGAAAAACTTCAGGGTGGGTGGTCCAGACCTATGGAAACTTCATCAAAAGATGTATAACCCCAAGCACATGGACCAAAAAGAACAAGATGCTAAGAAGGCGACTAAGAAAACAAACCTCAAGATCACAAAGACTAAGTAGGTGCGTCTCGATAATTGTTCAAAAAACTATGGGTATATTAAATGGCTTCAGATCGAATGACTACCATGAATTTGGCAGACGACGGAGAAGGAATGGTACCTTTAACGGATAAACCTTCTACAGCCTTTGTCCCTAATCAAGCGTACAATCAACCTGAAAAAAATGTGAGTCAAAGTAAAGAGACGATGGATTCTACACCAATTAATGATATTATGATGGACCCACCCCAGATGACCGAGGAGCCCCGCATGCAGGGTATGATGCCCCAGATGACCGCTCCCCAACCTCAGGGAATGCACGTGGCTAACGGCCAGGCCGAGAAGCCCGAAAGTAAGAACCCCTTAAACCTCACTGACGAGCAGATGGCTGCTGCCCTAGTTGCTGCCTGTACCGCTCTTGCCGTGAGCAAGCCTATTCAGGACAAGTTGGCGACTTCTATCCCCAAGTTCCTTAACGAACAAGGGGGTAGGAGTATGGTTGGCCTTGCCACGACAGGTGTCGTAGCTGGTATAGCTTTTTACATTGTAAAGGACTATGTCATTAAGCCCTAAACAGGTCGTTCCCAACCCATATTACTATAAATCGAGTTATCAATACCCGAATAATACGTCGCGAGTACACCAATAGTGAATGTCCCCGCTAATAAGGCGCTCAATTTAAGCTTCTTATTAGTGTCAGCTGTGTGATCGGTAATAGCATCCTTAGTCTCACCAGAAATTTGGTTGATAAAGAAAGTAGCAATTAACGCAATGAATGTAGCCGACAAGAAGAATACCCTGTCTACAGCGAGTCTGGGGATATTACCAATTGCAAAACGAATGATATTTGGTATCATTACAGTCATCCATACGAGATTCACGTAGTAGTTCTTAGACACGAGGGGTACAAGGGTTGTAGCATACAAAGCCAACCAATACGCGATGGCAGTGAGTAAAATGTTCACTGGTGTCTTCATTTAAACTAGAGTGAGATTATTTATCCTGAATATGCTGACCACAAAATTCTGTTCTCTGTGGTATCTGCTGGTAAATGTCTAAATGTACGCATATATTTCGAAGTTCAACGTAATTTTTCCAGAACTCTGGTGAATGAGAATATTCATCTACTGTTGAGTGAGCCAATTCATGTATAAGAACATGAAAAATCTCATTCGTTTTGCCATCTAAGCATAAAACTATTTCACCGCCTTTGTTTGTATTAGACCCGACAGAACCTTTCATTCTCTTTAAACCGGTTATCGGTGTAGGACGAACAAGCATTTTAAACTTTTCATTCCCTGTGTCCCGAATGTGTTCTCTAAGAATACGATACTTCTCCTTTACTTCGACAAGCTCCTGGGGTTCTCTAGTCGTGTAAAGAATAACTAAATTGATTAATAATAATATAATCAAAGCTATCATCTCTTATATACAAAGATAAATTTACTATATAACTCTGAGATTGGATTCCCTGTTAGTCCCTCCCAAAGTTGTAAACTAAACCCTAACTCTTCTAGATGTGTGACCAAAAGGTCTTTAAAAGCCACTGGCTCTGATTTTGGTCCATCCGCATAATAAGGTGTGTCGACCAGGTTTACAAATAATTTTTCACCAAAACCACCATTTCCATGGTCTTTTAGTTTGAAAAAATTACCAGTTTCATCAATGAGTGGTGTTTTAAAAATAATTTTTTCTGAATCTGGAATGATACCTATAAGAAGTCCACCAGGTTTTACCCTCTTTTTTATTTCACGAATAGAACTGAAAAATAAACCTTTACTGGCAAAAATATAATGCAGTGAAAAGTTAAAACACACGATATTAAACGCTCTGTTTGGACAGTTATGAATATCACCCTCGTAAAAGTTTACGCGCATATGCATATTTTTTGCACGTGAACGAGCCTCTTCTAGGGCTGATGGCTCTGGGTCACACATATTAATGTTTACCCCACACTTGTGCCATTTTTGAAGATCTCCACCGAAACCACACCCTACATCAAGAATGTGTTCACCTTCTTTTGAAACGGATTGGATAAGATTTCTCTTAGCATCATTGTGATTTTTACGAATTACTTCCATTTCATATTATGGAATAATAAGGTTTATTTCTTTAGGTTTGATCGCTTCACTAAGGTGCCAATTAAACAAATAATAGTACACATACCCAGTTCCTTTGACAAATTTCATTTTTTCAAGAAGTTCTGTTGATACACCTGCTTCAGCGCTATTGAATACATGATACCCCAAATTTTTAGCGATAAGAAAGGCATCATTATAAACATCTCCAACCATGAAATATCTATAAACCTGTCTAACTGTACCAGAACCATCTGCTCGTTCACATGGAATATCATAGAATGAAATGAAACCGTCGGTCTCATCACTTATATAGGAATGTATAGGTAATAATCGCTTCTTTACAAATTCTTCGTTTATAACTGGTGCAATTTTAAACTTTTCATTATGTTCCTGTAAAATCCGAATCACTTTAGGAATATCTTCGTTAGTCATTTTTTTCCATGTATATTTGCATGGTCCGTGAACTTCGTGATAACGTTCACGGGTATGACTTGCCTGATGAAACTTGGTTTTTATAAGATGTTTAACATCTAGAAATCTATGCCAATAACACGACTTAGATATAGGTGTCGGAATATTTATATGGGCGGTGTATACAGCTTGCCATATATTTTTGAGTGCGATTCGTCTTTTAATTTCATCTATAAGAATAGGCGCAAATCCATATTTTCTATATGATTCGTGGACACATAGATAATTGATTTGTGCCATTTTCATAACTTTATCATCTATGCGTACATCTACATCTGTAGTTGTGATATACCCAACCAACTCTCTAGTTGTAAGTTTACGAATTGCTACACTGTTATCGATTGACCATTTAAGTATTTCTGGTGTGTAATAAAGTTTGAAAAATGAATTACCTAGATAATGTTGCTGTAAAAATGTGAGAGCTTCGTTAATTTTACATGATGACCATATAAATTCGGGTGGTAATATCTTAGGTTTAGATGCTAACAGTCCAGTCGTTTCATTCGAAGTATACATACGTGTAGTTGGTTGTTTATCCCAATACTCATGCATTTACATAGATAGTAGCTTAAAGTTTTAAGCCAACACATAAATATAATGTCTCTTGAACAAGATTACACCACTGTGCCCGGTCAGATCTTTGCTTGTCTATCCATTGTCGGTCCTGAGTGCCCCCAAAAGAATGAGAAGTTTGGTATTAAGATCCGTGGTGCATTTGCCACCCGTGATGAGGCCGCTAAGCACGCTGCACGTCTACAGAAGGAGGATGCCACTTTCGATATTTACGTAGTTGACATGTATAAGTGGCTTTTGATCCCTCCCGATTCCGAGAAGATTGAAGATGTTCATTATACCAACGATAAACTCGAAGAGATTATGAAGGGATACAGGGAGAACCAGTCCGAGGCTGCTCGTATGTTTAACGAACGTAAAACAGCGATGATGGCTGAGAAGAGTCATTTCG